CGCCTCCGGAGCGTATGCAACCACTAACTCCACCATCCGCACGACTGAGGACATAAGAAATCAGCAGCTGGTCAAGTGCAACCACCGGACGCGCGGCGCTGAACTTGCTCGCAGCAAACAGTGTCCCGGTGATTGCCCCCTTGGCTGGCGCAGACACGAGAAATGCGCCGTAGATCGTCTTCGTGGCATTCATCGTGAACGCAGCCTTGGACGCCGCGTTCGTGATACTCTGTCCAGATGCCGCCGCCTCGTCATAAGCGACGCGGGTCGCTTCATCATAGGCTGTGCTCTCGGTAGATGCCGATGCGATGTTGGCGGCGGTATCCGTTGCGACCGGCGTGTAGTTGCCCTCGAATATCGAGATATACCAATTGGTGATTTGCGTGTCGGCGTGAAAATACACGTTGAGCAGAGAGTTCAACCCCTCATTAACGACGATGTTCGAGTCTCGACATGCGCCGAGCAATTTTCCGTCTCGAAGAATGTCGTGCTCGAACTGCCCGCCAACCCAAATCTTGGATTTAGGCAAGAACAACGTACCATCATCGGAAATGTCATACTGGTGATTCGCGATCTCGCGTCGAACCATCCGGGGGTCAAGTTTGCTGAACTCGCGCATGTGGTGCTCTCCATTGGACGGAGGCACTCCTGCGCCTGATCACATTTACCTCCGCACTCTTGCGCGGGGATGGGTTGAATTACGGGATTACGATGCCGTTCCGTCTCACCTCTGCTATGGCGTGATCGCCAACGGCCAGGGATGAATGTCCAGCATTGGCGCCGGTAGCGATGACTTGTCGGCGGCCGTTGCGCTCTCGATACAGGGCTGCAATGCGCTGATAGCTATCCACCACCGCCTGCCGCTCAGTCAGGTTCAGCACACCGCCAGGGAGGCCTGCGTGGAATCCGCGCTCTGACAGCCATACCGGCACGTCAGCGACCGCGATCTCGACGCCGGTGAACGCCTCGCGCGGAACCCGCAGCATATGCTGGCGCGGGCCGCCGTAGGACAGAACCTCGGTCAGAGTGGCCGCAGCCGGGTCGGTGCCGGACAGGAACCAGGTCTTGTCGCCGATTACGTATATCCCTGCCCCTTCGATGGCGCCGATGGCGCGCAGATCCCCGCCGGGGAATGCGCGCCAGTTCTGTGCCGGCCGGTACAGGCCGTAGCGCAGCGGCTCGGTCCAGTACAGCACATTGCCCAACGCGCCATACAGGCGGCCGCCCAGGCGCGTGATCGACACGCTCGGCGGCATCTTGTCGAGCAGCATGGTCTGTAGCGGCATGCCCGTGTCCCGCTTGTACACGTAGGCGTTCGGCGTGCCGGCAGGAATCTCGGCCGCCAGGTACAGCGCATCCTCGTTCGGCGGGCTCACGTAGATGCGCGTGCTCTTGACGTTCGCCTCGGTCGGCGCCGGCAGCAGCGACAGCAGGATGCCGCCGCCCTGCGGAATGTCGATCGTCTGCGGCGCCGGCGATCCCGACTCCTCGCCGGTGTCGGACACGAAGGTCACCGCCACCTGATAGGCGCCGGCATCGAGCCCTCCCACGGTGTCGGCTGAAAGCGCCGGCTGGCGGGCCGGCGTCTGCACGCCCCATGGCACCAGCACGCCACCGGTCACCTTGCCGGTGATGACGCCGTTCGACAGGTACACGTCGCCATTCAGGACCTCATAGGCGAGCGGCCGGCCGGGCACGAAGCCGCCGGCCAGCGTAGCGGCAGACAGCGTGCCGTCAGCGTTGACCGTCAGGCGCTTCAGATCCTGCCCCTCGACGCACAGCATGTAGTCGCCACCGGCCCACAGGCTGTGCAGATTGGCGCCCGCATAGACCGACGAGAACCCCTCGCGCCGCTTGATCTGCCCGTCTGCGTCGATATCGACGTTGCTGGCCGTCGCCAGTTGGTCGGGTTTCAGGCGCTCGATCGGGTCGAGGTTGTTGCGCCCCGTGAAGCCTGCGTACCGGACCGTCCCGTCCTGGTCGGCGTTCTCGGTCGCCATCAGACGTAATGGCCCGGCACGCGCTGGCGCGGCGGCCGGTAGGCGCGCTGCGTGAGCACGTTGGCTGTCGGTCGAATGCCGAACCGGCTGACGAACCGCGCTTCGGCGGCATCGGCCCGGTTCTTCTGGAACGTGTCGGCATCGTTCTTCAGGAACGCCAAATGCTCAGCCCAGTCCAGCAGGTCGGCGTGAAAGTGCTCCGGGATTTCCGGCTCGTCGTCGTCGCCTTCCATGTCCACCAGCGGGCGCCGCACCACGCTCAGGGTGATGACCCCGTCGGCCTGTTCAGCGCCCGGCGTGCGGTACACGCCAAGCTGGGTCCAGTTCTCCACGAACCAGTGCGACACGTCGCCGGTGTGGGTCTGCCAGTCCCACACGTTCTGATCCAGTTCGTGCTGAGAGGTCTTGCCGAGCGGCGCCGGCTTGCCGCCAAGGCGCGCCTCGAATACTTCGATGATCAGCGGGTCCAGCGCGTAGAAACGCTGTCCGCTCACTAGCGTCAGCGTGAACGTGGTCGAGTCGGTGAGGCAGCGCATGCGGATAGCCGCCTCACGCTCCGCTTCATTGAGGTAGTAGTTCAGGTCGGGGTCGGACCACAGTTGCGGCGCCGTCACATCGTCCAGGCGCTGACCCCGCAGCAGGTCACGAAGCTGCTTTAGTGTCATGCCCCGGACTCGATGCGGCGCAGGTCAGAGCGCAGCACGCGCAGGCTGCGGCGGCGGTCCATCTTGACTCCGGCCGCCTCGTAGCGCTCGGCCAGTTCTTCGAGGTCGAGGTCGTCGATCGATTCGGCTTCCTCCTCCTCCTTCTCTTCCCATTCATCTTCGCTTTCGTCGCCGTCAACCATTTCGACGGCATCGGCGCCTGACAACGGATCGCCGGACGGCGGCGGCGGCGCGGTCGAAGTCACTTCGTCCTCGGCACCGACCAGGCAGAATCCTTCGGTGATCGACAGGAACCGCTGGATGTGCGCCTTGTTGGTCACGTCGCATACGTGCCGGCCCTCGTCGTCGGGGGCGAAGTGGTAGACCTGATCGCCCATCGGAATGGGCGTGCCGCCGCTGCGGCGGATTTTCGATTCGATCAGCATGCTGCTTCCCTCACTTGATAGCGTCTTGGGTGGCCTGTGGCGCTCGGCAAATGCGATCACGCAGCAGATACCCCTCCAGACTCCAAATCTTGTCGCGTGCGTTACGGCGAGCGATCTTGCGGCCGATCTCAACGTCGAAATTCTCGGGGCTGGCCGCCGCGCTCTCGCCCGTCACCGTGAATCCATTGCGCAGCTTCAGGCAGCACACCGTCAGCGTGGTTCCAGGAAAGACGTGGTAGTCCTCACCCACAATCACGGCGTCGATCGCTTCCGGCGTCAGCCGCGGCGCATTCAGGTTCTTGCGCTGGATTTCCGACTCGATTTCCTGTTCGTCAAGATTCATTGATATGCCCCTCTGTTGAAAAAAGGCGGGGCCGAAGCCCCGCCCGTCGTCAGCCATTGAACGAAGTCGGGCGGTAGGTGATGGTGAATCCCACCTTGCCCGACGTGGCGCCGGTCGCCGGCGCGGTGGACACCTTGATGCCCATCGGCCGGTCGTTCACGTCGTCCACGGCCACGCGCGACATGGCCTTGCCGGCCATCCGCGCCATGCCGCCGGCCTGAGCCACGGTCGAACTGCCCAGCCACTCGGCGCCGCCCGAGGCGGTGGCGTCGATGTCCGTCTTGCCGGCATTGAGAATGCCGGCTTGCAGGACGATGGCCGGGGAGCCGCCGGTGTCGAGGTCGTCCGTGTCGACCATGAGGTCCACCGGCAGGTGGCCCGCCGGCAGATCGCCCATGTAGATGATGTCGTCGACCACCAGGGCCGCCGACAGCGAATACTCGAACCGGACAGTGACCGGCATGCCGGCGCGCGAGCCCGTGACGGGCGGCTGCTTGGCCGCCGCCTGAACGGAGTTGAGAGTGCTTGCCATGATGACTTCTCCTTACGTAGTGGTGGATCAGGGCGCCGGATCGGCCGCGGCGGTATCCAGCGCGATGACGCCGAAGTCCTTGCCGTTGAAGGTGGTCTTCTTCATCCCGAAGATCGCGCTGGTCGAGATCACCGCCTGGTTGCCGTTGTCGCGCGACTCCTCGTGCCAGTCGAAGCGATGCCCGGTACCCGGCGAGCCGAACGCGCACACCGCGGCCTGCTCGCCCAGGAACAGCGCCCGCGCCGCCGCCACGTTGCCGCCGGCGCCGTAGTCCGTGAAGCGGATCACGTTCTTGTGCTCGTGCAGCACCACGCCGTTGTACATGCCGAGCGCGCCCTTGAAGATGGGGTTGTTCCGGCCCTCCGCGCCGGCCGCCGCCTTCTGGATGTCGAGCCACTGGCCGGCTGTGGCCGAGGTACGGATGTCGTACTCCTGCCACGGGTTGAAAACCGCGACGTAGTGCTCCTCGCCGTCGATCATGACCGGCTGGATCTGCGGGGTCTCCTCCGTGCCGCCGCCCATCATCTTCGCCCGCGACACCGCCTTGTCGATCAAGGTCAGGCTGGCCTTGTCGGTCGAGGCGACGGTCGCCTTGCTGGTGGCCGCCCCGCCGTACAGCAGGTGAGCGGCATCCGGCGCGGTGAAGGCGTTGTTGGCGCGGCCGGTGTACCCGACCGGGAACACGAAGCCACCGCCGACGCCGCGGGCGCCCGACAGGTACATGAAGTACAGCTCGTCGAACACCCGCGCCCACCATTCGGACTGGCGCTTGCGAGCTAGCACGCGCAGCTTGTGGATGGTGCGCTTGCGCGTCATCCGGCCGCCGGTGTTCACGCCGCCACGGGCCTGGTCGATGTAGACCTGATCCGTGTAGAACTTCAGCGCCTCTTCGGTACCTTCCTGGGTGTCGTCACCCTCGATCGGCTGCTGCTTGAGCTGCAACGACAGATCGAACGTGATCAGATCGCCCGCGTCGTTCTCCAACTGCGGAAGCATCTGAATCGGCATGCTCGATTCCGGGCCGACGCCCATGAACTTGCGGTTGAAATACGACTTCTTCGCCGTGTCCACGGCCAGGAAGGCGGAATACTTTTTGACAGCCTTGGGGTCGCCAAGTCCAACAATGGTGCGAGCCATGTGAGTGCCCTCGATTAACGAAGGCACTCCTGCGCCTGATCATGAAAATGCCAGGCACTCTTGCGCCTGACAATTAGAATCAAGCCCTTATGGGCTTGGCAAATCTCGAACCATGATCCGATGCTTCGCGATTAACCGCAATAGCAATGCTATCGTCCGCCTGAATCTTCAAGCGAGCGCGAGACCCGGATTTGTGCTCCAGGGTTACCTTGATGCGCCCTTCATCCAGAGAGATCGTGTCACCACTGGAAAGATCGATTCGGATCGCGGCCAAGTCAGTACTCCAATGGTTTTTGATTATTGGCGCGACGCTTTTTCTTGTCCGATCGATTCTTGTCAGGCCGAGCCTTTGCGGGCTGCGGCGTGCTCCAACCAGCCGCCTCATCGATCATTTGCAGGCGTCGCTCGAAAATGTTGGGTTTTTTCAGGATTTTCGTCTTGCCTTCCTCTTTGCTTGCCATCACCCAGCCTCCGCCCACCGCGCCTGCTGTTCCGGACTCATGCGCGAAACGGCGGCTTCAAGCTCCATGCCGCTGAGGCCGTCGAGCACGCTGAACTCGCCGCCGCCATTCGGCGGGGCGGCCTCGGCCGGCGCATCCTTGATGGTCGGCGGAAGGCTGGCGCGGTCGGACACCAGCCGTGGTTTGGCTGGCTTCTCGGTTGGCTTCTCGGCCGTATCGATGCCGGCGGCCTCGTCGAACCGCCGCTTGGCTTCGTTCAGCAGGCCGAGATAGCTAGTCGGCGCGAAATCGGGGTCTTTGTAGACTGAATCGACCATCGCTTGCAGCACCTCGAACCGTTTCGGGTTCCTGGCCGCAGAGTAGTCCGGGTTGCTCTTGAAGAACGCCTCGTTGGCCTCCTCCCACGATCGGTTGTCCGACTCGACGGCCATTTGCATCTGCATCCGGTACAAGGCGCGATCTTCGGCAATCTTCATCACCTCGCGCATGTACTCGGGAAGCTCGATGTCGCCGTTGTTGAACCGCTCGTCCAACTGTACCGTGCGATCATCGAACGACTTGAGGATGTCCCCCTGATGAACTGGCTCCTGCCGCTCATTGCTTACCGGTTCATCTTCTCCGTTAGCATCTGACGCTTCCGGATCGGCATCGTCATCCGTTTCTTCAGCTTCTTCGGAATCCTGTCCGTCAGCACCATCTTCCTCGCCGAGCAGTTCGTCGAGCGCTTCTGCGTCGTCATCTTTCTCGGTCAGGGATTCGATCTCCGACGGCGACAGGCCGTCGTAGCTTTCGCCAGTATCATTATCATTGCTTTGGGTATCTGTCGTCATGGCTTACCCCTTCGACTTGGATTCTCTGGTTGATGTCACTTCCGCAATGGCGTCCAGAGCGTCCTTCTGCTCTTTGGCCTTTGCCAGTGCTTTCTTGAGCCGATTCGGATCCTTCTTGATCTTGCAAGCATCCAGCAGTGTTCGCAAATCACTTTCCGCCCGAAAATCCATTTCTTCTCCAGATGCCGAGTAGGTCTTAATTGGTTTCAATGCCTCGATCTCCTGATTAAT